TGGCTCTCTACTTTTTATGGGGATACATGCGTAAGCCAAGCTCTTCAGGAGTTCCCGGAGCACCTGGTTCATACCCTGGACCATATCCAGGAAGACCATATCCGGGTATGTCTCCTGGTGGTCCAGCACCGCAACAGGGAGTACCCCAAGGAAATGTTCAATACGATCAAGCATTACCTCCAATGCCCAGCGGTAACCCTAATGTAGGAGTACCATCAAGATATCCTAATGATGGTGGACAAGATCCTAACTCGTGTGCTCCACCAATGGACTATGTGAATCCTGCCGGAAATAATAATCCTGGTCCGACAGTAGGTCCCGGAAGTCAGGGACATCCAGTACAGGCACAGACGGGAGGAAATAGTAATAGAACTTTAGTTTTGTACTATGCTCCATGGTGTGCATTCTGTAAAAAGATGATGCCAGCTTGGGATGACCTTCAGAACCGTTATGGCGAACGCATGCAGAAAGTAGATTGTGAAGCATACCCAGAGGAAGCTGAGAAACAGAACATAGAAGCATTTCCCACTGTTATCCTTTTCGTGGATAATAAAAAAGCCAAAGTGTTAAAAGGAGGTGCTGATCCAGAAACACTAGAGTCATTCTTAGCATAAATTAACTAGACGCATCCCTTTTGCAGATAATAATAATCTTCGCAGTATTGGCAGCTAGTAGGATAGCCGCCAATATTAGTGCTATTTTAAAGGTTTGGCCTGAATAAACCATATCCAATCAACAAAGTAATATTAAGAATTTTGAGGTATTTTTACACTAATAGCATATATGATGTTAAATAATTAATTATATTATTGAATAGAAAGAATTATATTTAGTAGACGCTCCATCAAGTTATCGCGAACCCCAAGTCGAGGTGCCCTGGAAGATTCAATATTGGCTGATAAAAAATGCTTATCAATAATATCATGAATTAAGGTTGCATCACTTGAGACAGGAAGCGCATCCATACCTACTAACTTGGCTTGTTGCTGTTGAGCTGGTGTCAGGTGCGCGGGTAAGCCAAAAATGCCACCCATATTGTTTAGATGAAGATCAGTATTAATTTTTTCCTTGGATTTCTCAAAAGTGACTGGTGTATAATCATCATTACGTAGGGTACCCGGATCCTTGGGATCAATAATGAAGTTAATTCCTCTAATATTTGCATTGTCAGCAGCCACATTAGATAAGAAACCATCCTTATCCTTTGTCATGGGATCTTCTATCCATAAATAATCATCAATCTTGTTCATGTTCTTGATAAGTTTCTTACCTAATTCATTATCCACGTAAAATCTAATATAAGGTCGCTGCAAATAATAGCCTTTCTGTATAGGAAGACCATATAATTTTATTGGTTCTAGATTTTGTTGAGGAGAATCATCATGTGAATCTGTGGTGATAATGTATTTATTAAGGGTGACAATTAAGTCAGCTAATGGATTTCCCTCAATAATCTCATCGCGATCATAAAACCCATTAGTAAACAAATTTTGCAGATGATGGGCTCCTTCTGTATTCCACCATAATTCATTAAGGGCTATGAGTGTTTTAGGATCATCCTTATATTTGGACCACACCTTGCGCATATTGTCGGACAAGACTGGTATACCATCATCTCTTTGTCTATAGACTGGAGTTCTAAGATCATCAATAAATAGATTTCTGGGTAATAATACCTCTTGCTCAACAGCTTTCTTAGGTGGCGAAGAGGCCTTCTTAGGTGGCGAAGAGGCTTTCTTAGGTGGCGAAGCCAGTCTTGGTGCAGCAGGTGCAGTAGGTACAGGTACAGCAAGCGCAACCAAAGAAATTGGTGGTAATGCTGGTCTTGAAGGTACAGGTGCAGCTAATTTCCTTGGTGGAGATACTAATTTCCTTGGTGGAGATACTAATTTCCTTGGTGGAGATACTAATTTTCTTGGTGGTGATACTAATTTCCTTGGTGGTGCTACTTCACCTACTCGTTGTTTGCATTCTTGATGAAAATGGCAAAATGGGGAGGAGGATCCTTTCTTAGGTATGTTAAGACACTGTTCTCCAGTTGATCGTGCGATACAAAGACATTGAGACATCCTTAGTGACTTATATATATATATTACAGTATTTTTAAAATGCAAAAATACATTACTTTTTGGGGGATTTTTTGATTAGGTCAATAATATCTGGATAGTTATTTTTCAGCGCCCAGTAGTAGAGTTGGTCATGGTCAAATTCATCATCAAAAACCCATACACGAAAATGGGGTAGAGAGAGTAGCTTGCGAATTATATCAACCTGTTGATCCTCCATGATTTTTTGATACATATAGAAATCAATATTATCATCTTCTGGTAAGAAACTTGGATGCTCTATGATTCTAGAAGCAACTGTTAAATTCTTGGAGCGGAGTGCACTAGCAAGGTGTTGACAATTAAGTTGTATGGGGTAGCTCAATAGTAGCTCTAGTTTTTCTAGTTGATTATTAATGATTATCGGATAGAGGGCTTCACCAAGATATTTATATTGTGATGCTGGTAAGTTGGCTAAGATTAGTGTAAATATTTGAAGTGTAGTATTATAACGGATAGGATAGTCATCATTAGGATCATCTAGATCAAGCATAGACATGGGGTAGGTCTTGATAAATTCTTCAACTAATTCCAAATCATTATACCAACATGCTAATCCAAGTGGATATGGTGGAGTTGAATCTCCAGGCCATAAGCTTAGTACATAGTAAATAATATCATGATGTTTTTTCTCAAAAGCACTGTAGAGTCCAAGCCTAAGATGCTTTTCACATGTAGTTGGTAGTAGTTTACGAACAGTTTCCATCTCACCCTTCCAACAAGCAATATCAAAATCACATTGTAAATCTTGTAAATCTTGTAAATCTTGTATGTCTGTAAGTTCTGTAGCCATTTGTATTTTAACAAATGGCTACAGTATATTAGTTCATTTTTCTGGCCTTGGTGCTTTAGTGAAGTAATTACATATGAAGATAAGGGTTCCCCAGGATTTCGTTGAACGCGGCCCTTCTCGCCAAGGCCGGATCATTAGTCATCAAAGTAATAAATGTTTATTTATTTTTTGTTAGTCCACGAACATCTCTGCCTTGGGATCCCATTCCAACAAGACAGGAACACAGGTGTCACAGAATGATACTGGCAAACCGTAATCGTTGATGAGCTTCGTGGAATAGTATGCCGGTTTCTTGGTCTCTTTGTCGCACCAATGACAAAAAGCCTTTGGCTCGCTTTCGTCACGTGACTTCTTAGACTTCTTTGAAGTCTTATCTCCCGAAGACATCTTGTTGTTTTTAGTTGGAGTGAGACTAAAGAAGATCCTCCAATTTTTATCACTTTTTTTATATAATATATTGACTCATTTGTTCAAAATTATTGTACAAATGAAACAAAATGTGAGTATAACGTAGAATGGATTTCTACACGATCCTAATAATTCTTGGTATCATTCTAGCATTTGTGACCTATTTTGGGATTCAGGAATCCCAACGAGTTAAGAGTGATAATAGAAATAAAGATATTGATAACTTAACAGGCGATTATGTTCTTTCTTCCAAGAAAACTTTTCTGACTCTCAAAAAAGAAAAAGAAATAGAAAAAAAGAAGGAAAAAGAAAAAGGTAAACGAGAAGATCAGCAAGAAGATCAGCAAGAGGATCAAAAACAATTAGTGGATGAAGTAGAGGTGGTGCCAGAATATTTTGTCCAAACAAAGACTAAGAATGAACTATCACAGCGAGAATATCAGATCTTAGAAAACCAATATAATCAATTGTTATATAAGAGGGGTGCAGAACCTTTTAATCAAAGTCTTAAAGAGAATAGTAGGATTTTTATAGCCTATGATAAGAATGGTATACCTGTAGGACAGGCAGCTATATTAATTTTGGATACACATGATTTCTGGGGTGCTTTTTCGAAGATCCGCAATCTCAATCTAGATGCACAATCGGTAATTTTGTATAACGTTTGTGTAGTTCCAGAACATAGACGACGAGGAATTGCAGAAAAAATTTTGCGCGACATAAATCAATGGTGCTTTACAAATAATAAACCAAATATAGTATTATTTGTAGATCCGAATAATCAAAGTGCTATTCGTTTATATGAACGCATGGGTTATTCTATTGATAAAAGCCATTATGCTCCTAACGGTGCCGAGATTATGATGCGATTAAAGCTTCGTTAGAAACTTACATTTTCCTCCAAAGTCGAAAAATCAGTTATTTTATCGTAGATCGACATCTCCGAACGAGGAGGGCGTGGATTTCCGCACGCAGGACCGCTTCTTCTTCCGCCATTGTGAGCAGATAAAAATTTAATCGTCATCATCACTTATGTATTGATAGCTAGGTTCTAATTTTTTAACCTCTTCTGCTGCTGACGCAACGGCATTCCTTACATCTACATTATAATATCTTGCCTCTGTATCTGTGTAGTATATAAGATAATAACTATTCTCAGGATTTTGTAAATTTTTAAGTGAAAACCTTACCCAATATTTCGAGATTTTTTGACTGAACATATCTACGTCGGAAGTATCTTTACCCAAGGTAATTAAGATAGCCTCTGATTCTGGTAGTACTGATTCAAGGTGATAACGATATATATTAATTATATCATCAAAATCAATATTTTGATGATAAGAACTTGTATAGGAAGCTGACCCAATCATCTTATAGTCCATAATCGTGAATCCAACCTCATAATTTCGGTTCGTACTGGTGTTTCTAATGTTTATTTGTAAAACGACAATTAAAACTAGCAGCAATGCCAATAAAATTACTCCTTCAATCATGATAAGCTATACTGATGCTTTGGAGAAAATTTTTAATAATCATTTTTTTTGGGCAACAGCCTGAAATTTAAATGCAAAGTAGGTTAGTTTTTTTAGATAGAAAAGCTAGTTGCGACAGAGGAGCTATTAGGTTCAAGAAGTACTTCCTCGAAACCGTGCTGCGCGACTAGTTCCCAGAGAGTACTCTCTCGGAACCGTAGCTCCTTCGTTGTAACTAGTTGTAGCGCTGATCATGCAGTGTTCAGCCTTGGTCTGAAATTCTATTTGATCTGATCGCGCTTGGAAAACATGGCAATGGAGTTACTCTCTTTGGCGAGAGCATTCCAGGCGTTCTTGTCTTGCACATCCCAGACACCTTTACCTGGGAAGCCGCTGTGGTATTTGGCCATATACCACATGGTGAAGCAGTTGTAGCCAGTCAGATCCTTGCCGGAACGGCTCTTGCGTTTGTCCATGACCCATTGAACAGTAGGAAAGTCACGCTGTTCCGGATTTTTGTCAGATGCATCTGAATTTTCGGATGCATCTGATTCGTCCGAATCGTAGTATGAGGACTCCTTCCGAATCGGAGGACTTGAAAAAGTAGCTTGCGAAGAGCTCGAACGCTCACGTTCGAGTTGGCGCCAAGCATCACCGAGTGAAATCCCTGAGGAGTAATAGGATCCAGATAGTTTTGGTCGTACCAGTCGATGTGCCTTCGCGACATAAGTGGATGCTGAAACCGTTTGTGATTTGGCGGCCTGAGCTTGCTGCAGTTGTTGACGCAGAGCGGCTGCCTGTGCACGCAATGCTTCAACTTCCTTGTTGAGAACCTGGACTTTCTTCTGTTCTTCTTTGACAATATCATCGGAGCCATCGTCATCTTCGTTGTTAGTGTTTTTAGGAACAGCATCTGGAAGATCATCCACAATGCCAGCACAAAAGATTTTGACGATCTTATTCACTGGTCCACGGCAGATAGGGCATTCTTTCAATGTTGAAGGACGAGCACACGTGCCACATAAGCAGACGTGATTGCATGGATCAATCAAGTGATCCATGTTCTCGTCCATGCAGATAACGCATTTTTGTTGGTTCATGAGTAGTAGTATTGTATTTCGTGTTATCACTTCGAGTATCGTGTAATAAAAATTTATCATTTTTAAAGCATAATATATAAACAGAAGCGGTTTGGGGCATCGTCGCTCGCGCGCGCACGCAACTAGAATCATTTGCGCCAGTCGTGAGGTGAATATATTATATAAAAAAGTGATAAAAAATGGAGCAGTATGGATATGAGGGTGGATACGAGCAAGAATTGATGGTGCATTGGCGGAGGGCGACACGGTTTTCGTGCGCGACTTTATTCTCCATCATGCAGCCAATCTGGAGGAGAATGTTGCCAACACTGTGATCATGTCACATCCAAACATAAGTGAATCCTTTGTGCTTTTCTGGTTGAACTGGCTCAGGGAGATAGAGCATTGGCCTAATGATTATGCATGGAGTTACATATATGACACGGAATGTCGGGTTGTACCTAGTCAGAGACATAATTTCTTGGCTATCAAGCAGTGGTTGCGGGACCATGACATTCTTGGTGAGCATCTCTTCGAATGGGTACCTCTGGACGTTGAAGAGCACGAGGGTGATGAGCCTAAGCAGATTGAGCTCACTGTGGCAGCATAAAAATACGAATAAAAAAAACTTTGCATCGAAAATAAAAATAAATCAAATGTTGTAAAAAAATGTGATTAGTTATATGATCAGCCAGTGATTTATTATTATACGATGTCAGTAGTTGGTCGTGGTGTATATAGAGCTATACAATGGGAAATAATCAGAGGAGATGATGATTTATGTAGCATCATGGTCCAATCCATCTTCTCGCTTAACGAAGAAAATAAAGATGAATATACAGCTCTTACTCAGACTACAAATACGAGCGATAACAAATATACGACTGCACGCATATATAGACGCAAACAAGGTAGAGAAGTCGCAAGAGTCTTAGCAACAACCTTGTGGTCTATATATGATAGGTATTCTTATGGGATAACTTGAACCGATCTAAATGATCATTAGTAGCAAAACTAGCTTGAAAAAACCCAATCAATGCAAAACAGGGTCCCACATTCTGTCTAAATCTGCTTTCTTAATTAACACCATTCTTTCCGAAAATTTATTTGAGGTCCGAAAATTTATTTGAGGTCTGAAAATTTATTTGAGGTCTGAAAATTTATTTGAGGTCTGAAAATTTATTTGAGGTCTGAAAATTTATTTGAGGTCCGAAAATTTATTTGAGGTTGAGGATTTATATTAGAAGTCTCTTTCCTCTTCTAAACTGCTTCTTAATTCTTGTACACTCTTTCCTTTTAAGTTAGCCAATCCTGTTAATTCTGTTGAAGGAATGTGATCTAGATCATAATATTTTGCACACTCGAAGGCAGGTCCACTTCTTTGTACAGATTTCGTACAGATAGCATAGGGATTATAACATCCTTGTCCTCCTCGAGTCTGGCGCCAAGCCTTTTCTTTCAAACACCATTCGGGTTGTTTGCTAGCAGTATGTAAGATACATCTACAATAACTTTTTTGCTTATCGTCTAAAGGAGTTCCTTCTAAGAAATAAGCTGCTTTGTCAGCCTCTTTCATACCACCAATTTGATTTCCACTAAGTCCTAGCACACCTGATATTCTATTACAAAGTTCATTCTTGTTACCACTGCACTTTTGTTTCAAAGCCTTTGCAATCTCTTGCAAATCCTTCTTAGATAAATTAGATAATTCATTCATACCTATATTTTATTAGCATTTTTTTGTTTTGATGACAAATAATTTGATATAAACAAAAATATAGATATTTCTTATAGATATAGCTTATAAACTAAATGAGTCGATGTCAATGCGTCACAGCGAAAGGAACACAATGTTCCCGAACACCTTCTCAAGGTTCTAGTTATTGTTTCCAACACCAGAATTGCTCTAACATCTTCCGTGGTCCAGGCCATGTTACTGCTACAAGTACCGCAGTTGCAACCAAGGTACCAACTGCACCCAGTACTACGACGGTTAGTAAGGCACCAACTCTGTCAATGCCAGCCCCAACTGTTTCTAAGACAGTCGCTGTTGCTAGAGTACCAGTACCGCCACCAATGAGAAGTGTAACCGTTACTAAGACAACAATTCCATCCATATCTTCTACGGCTGTAACAAGTTCATCTACATCTTCGACAGTAAGACCCAAGTCACCTCCAAAGTCTTCAGCTAAGATACCATTACCTCCTATGCCAAAATTTTCGAAAGCTACTACAGTTACTAAGAAGACATTAGATGTACCAACAAGTCAGGAGATTGCAGCAATTGATAAGGTTATTAAACATATTATTGAACTAGTAGAAGAGCATCAAATCGAAGATCTATATATTGATTTACCTTCAATGCGCAAATTTCAGTTAACAATGGCGGATGTTGATGAGATCAATAAGAATCCTAGTGAAAAATATTATATGATTGAACCACAGATGTGGGACGAATTAAGACAATTTAGTGATGATACTGACATGTTTTATGAATTTAATGGCAAAGCTGTCACTGGTAGTGGATCAGACTTGTGGATCCTTTACAAGAAAGACCTCTTGGATGCTTTAAAAGCGATTGAAAAGAAATATGAATCCATACCAAGGATGAATGTTGCAGGAAGACGTGCCATATTGGGTTCCGAAATTTTCTCTAAAGCATCTTTCCTCCTAAATGACCCAGAAGGTAGAAGAGCTAGAGCAATAGCAGCAACTAAGAAGGGTTATCCAACGAATGCCCAAACTCAATCAGGCCTATGTAATGAACCTTTATCAGAGATGTACAAGGATGAATTGTTACAGTTAGCAGAAGATTTGGGTTTAGATTTTCCTAAAAACGTTACAAAGGCAGAATTATGTAACATGATTTCTACATATGCCGATGAGGCTGAAGCCAGAATGCTCGATATTCCTGAGAAAGTTGGTATTCAAGAAGCAGAAAAAATGCTAAAGAAAGCCAGAGGAGTTACGGACGAAGAAGCTTATCATAATTTAGACCGATTTCAGCGACTTACGTGGTCGATGGGAAATAAGCCAGAGGAGGCCTATGAATTCGTTGATGAAGGTAATTCATCTATTTTTACTGAGTTCCCAGAACATATCGTAGACAATATGAATACGTTAAATAGTGGGCAACTTGATCTTGTAATTTCGAATAATGATATTGTTATTGACTGGATCAATCCAAATGGCGATGATGAGGAACTAAAGGTAGTAGGACCAGTTACTTATAGAAAAGTATTTGATGCGATAAATAAATCCTTAAACAAGTTTGCAAAGGAGAATGATGTAGAACTTTCTGATATACTGCAGGGCCATATATACTGGGAGGGTTTCACACGAGTAAGAGGAAAGCCAAATCATTATTCTCCCAATTTTGGCTCTTAATAGCTACTCAGTCCACTCAACAAGTCCTAATGGACTAAGGTTTGTTGTTATAACAAAATCCTTCACCTAAAATAAATTTTAGGACTTAGATATTCTTTACAGGGTAGCTTTAGAAAATTGATACAATATTAAAAACTTATTCTATTCATTTAATAGGAACAGAATAATGAACTTCTGTGAGAAATGCGATAATCTTTATGGCTTCGTGACGAATGAAGACGAAGATGGTAATAAATGGATGACTCTTCGCTGCCAAGCCTGTGGCAATCAGAGCGAAATCAAACCCAATATGCAAATCTATGCCAAACAATTCGTTTCAAGAACACATGATATGCCAGTCGATCCAGATTTACAATATGATCATACTCTAACTCGTACTTCTCTTGTGAAATGTTTAAATGACAAATGTCCGACTAACGCACCAGATCAACCACCTTGTGATACCTTGGCTGATAAGGTCGAAGAGTCTGCCTTAAGCAATAAGTATTCTATGACTGATATTATTGTAATGGTTCGGGCAGGAGAAACTCAAGAACAGATCCTAGAAAAACTTCGAACATCCAAAGACAAATATTTCCTAAGTACTCGTGAATGGGTTCAGCTATATGAAAGTAATGTTCCCTCAGAGATTATTGAGTTTATGAGACAATCGTCGAGTCCAATAGGAAAGAATGGTGTCGTACCCAAATGTGAAGTTGCGACATATCAATATAACAGTGAGAGTGGTAAACTAGGCTATATCTGTGTTATATGTCACCACTATTGGAAAAACTTATAATTCTTTATGAAATATTTTGCTCTTAACCTGCTCTTTATTTCATTTTCACTCCCAATCAAATCCACTTTGATATGCGTAAAAATGCTTAAAAAATGTATGTATATATTAGAAAAATAAGCCTATTATTCTTTTAAGTTTTTTCTACATATTATTAAATGCCTAAAGAATCAAAAACAATTAGGAAGGATGATCAAGATTCTGTAGTTACTTTGCCATTCGTTCAGGAACCAGCTAGAGTACCTACATCTTCAATTCCTTCAAATATATTTAATAGACATTCTAGTGCTCCTTCGTCATTTGTGACAGAAGAAAGGAAGGATAATACTACTTTACCACTGAAAATACTTGATAATATACATGAACCCTGGTTTTTATATAGAAGATCTAATGATCAAATCATAAGAGTTAATAAAGCTTTCTTGTTGAAGACAGGTTGGTCCTCTGGATCCCTGAAGGATAAGGACATATCTACGATATTTGGATCACCCATAAACAACTCCATGATCAGAACAAAGTCTGGTAGACGCAGACGCAAAATAACTTCAAATACGTCAAGTTCTACTATGAGTAAAAAAGCTGACGGAACTACAAAGAAAAGCAGTAATTTTGTTAAAAAAGCTGACAGAACTACGAAGAAAAGCAGTAATTTCGTTAACATCAATATTATCTGTGCTAATGGATCTCATATGGAGACATGCATAGAATTTGTGGATCATGGAAGTACTCTTGATCTAATCAGTGGCTTTTTACGTAATCCTAAGACCAGTTTTGAGTATGATCCAGAATCTCAGAAAAGTCAATTCTTGGCTAATATGAGTCACGAAGTTAGAACTCCCCTTAATGGTATTATAGGTATGACCACGTTACTTGAAAAGACCGACCTTCAACCAGAACAGAAAGAGTACCTAGAAATAATTAAGCATTCTGGTTATAACTTGCTAAACATTATCAATGACATCTTGGATATTACGAGATTAGAAGCGAGTAATTTACGATTAGAGAAGAATCCTATCGATCTAAGAAAGTGCATTGAGAGTAGTTTTGATGTTCTTTTATTGAGGGCCGAAGAGAAGAAACTTAATATGATCTATCAAATAGATCCATCAGTACCAAATTGTATTAAAGGGGATTTTCAGAGATTAAGGCAGATATTAGTAAATCTTCTATCAAACGCGATCAAATTCACAGAGAAGGGTGAGATACGATTAGAGGTAAAAGGGGTCCTAATGGATTTAGATCAAACTAAAGACTTAGATTTATCATTAACTCCTGACTTGTCATCTATCAGCAATTCGAGTAAAACTTCATCCCCGAGAGCATCTTTAGGGGACACTGACTATAATAAGACAGACTCAGATGACCACTCTCAGGATTCAATGAACTCTGTTAATTCTGCGGATCATTCAAACGTCGTAGAGGTATCTGAGAGTCCAAAATATATTCAATTAGAATTCAGAGTTAGTGACACTGGAATTGGTATAGCTGCCGAAGATTTACCACGTTTGTTTCGTGTTTTTGGGCAGCTAGATCAAAGTAGTACCAAGAAATATCAGGGAACAGGTTTAGGTCTCGTGATATGTCAGAAATTAGTGGAACTAATGTCAGGCGAAATCGAAATTGTTTCTGCGGGACCAAATCTGGGTTCAACAGTCATTTTTAATATCATGGCAGAAA